GAGTCTACGTCGATGCCGGTGATCGTACCGGGGGCGTTGCCCTGCCCCTGATCGATGCGCTCAACGTCCATCGTGATGATGTTTGCCGCCATTATTTAATTGTCTCCTGATTGGCCGGAAAAAGGTGGCGCGGGGGCTTGGCCGGACCCCCGCACCGGCACGGTTGAGAGGCTAAGAAACAACCGCGCCAAAGATTTCTGTTTGAGCCGCATAGCGGGCCAGATGCAGCGCCGCCGCGAACGCCGCGACATTGGCATCGTGATCGCGAAGCAGCGTCGCCTCGACCTCGCCGGTAGCGCGGGAAAACCGCACCAGCAGGCAACCGTCAATCTGCTCGCCCGTTTCGCCCAGCATATGTCGGTAGGCCGTTAATTGGCCGATGTGGCCCGCTTTGATGCTGGCGCTGAGATCGGTGACTCCTTTCCAGTCCAAAACGTACGTTTTCCCATCGTTTAAACGGGCCACCATGTCGCACGTTCCGGCCACCTGCCAGCGCAGCGAATAGAGTCGGCGCTCAATATCGATAACCTCCGCAATATTGGACGCAAACCATTCGCCGATGCCGGTTTGACATTTGGCAATGTCCTCGTCGTTCGATAGCTCAGGATTCAGGCCGTGGGCAAGATCTTCGACATAGCGATGAACCTCTGTGCCTATATGTCCCGCACATCTGGTTGCTCGATACGGCGCTTTGCAAACGTCTCTGGCCCACGCCAACCTGTCGTCGCCGGGGCCGTTGGAGCGCAGAAGCTCCTCGCGAATAACTTTTGCGGCCCAGCCGCTAGCCGCGCCGAATGCCAGAGGATAACTCGACGCCACGGCTGACACGCTGAGGTCGACTTTCTCGTTGTTCCACTCGTATCGGTGGTTGCCGGGGCGGAACGTCAGCGTCCCGCCCAGCATTTTAATAATTTCCATCACTACTTCCCCTTAAAAATTACCTCGCCTCGCCTGACCTTGCCCAGCCACGCCCAGCCTCGCCTTACCACGCCTCGCCGAACCGTGACTGCCGCACCGCGCCTCGCCGCGCCGCGCCTCGCTGCGCCGCGCCTTGCCTCGCCCCTCCTCGACTGCCTTGCCACACCTCGCCTCGCCGAGCCTTGCCGGACCGTGCCCCGCAATTCCAAGCCACGCCTGCCTCGCCGTGCCTAACCCTGTCGCGCCTTGCCATACCACGCCCCCCTCGACTGCCTCGCCTCGCCACGCCATCCTGGCCCGACCTCGACAAGCCCGACCTCGCCCCACCTTGTCAAAACGGTCATAGCGGTAGCTGTGCCGCTTCTTCCAACCGGTTTCGCAAACGTGTAACCCGCTGCTGTAGCTCTTGCGCGGTTTCTCCGCGCTCTTCAGTCTGAGCCATCGAAACCAAGCCGTTAAGCGTGGTCTCATACTCACCAAACCGCTGGGCCATGTCGGTCAACACCGCCGTCCACATGTCGGCGTCTTGTACGACCACACGGATGTCTTCGTATTGGCGTTGCGCTCCGATCTTCACCGAGACGAATCTTGAGGTCTTCTGGCCTTCGGGAGTGACAATTTTCACGCCGCGAATCAAGCGCCGCGCTTGCCATACGCGGTAGCTGTGACCGGCGGTTGTGTCGTCCCACTCAAAGCTATCGTGCAATACATGATCAGGGTCCGTGGCCACTTCAACCACGGCATCGGGGGTGAGCGGTTGGCCCTGGGCAATCTCGCCCAGAGCCGCCGCAATCTTGCTTTCCCGTGCTGCCATCAAGCAGCAGCTTTCTCTTTCTCGACTGTCTCCAGGCCGGTCTCAAGAACGTCTTGTTCACCGACAAGAAAGCGCCCGAAATCGCCATCCTTTTCGGGACGCCAATCACCAACGCCGACCTGCAAACCCGCTCGCATGAACAGATTCACGATCTGAGAACCGCTGATCAGGTCTTCGTCGTAGCTGATTTTGAGCGTACAAGACCAATCCCGAAACTCTGGCCGATAGCGTAGATCGGCCACACCCTTGGCAAGCCGAACCGTGTCCGTTCGCATCTCCGGTGTGCCGTGAATCCGCACACAATCTACGCCCGTGGTGTCCCGGTCGTCAGCCGAGATAAAAAACATCTGTCTGGCGTCCGTCATGTTCACGCCGTCGAGCATCTTGGCCGCCCGGATGGCGGACTTTTTGAACCCCGCGCAGGGGAATCCGTAGCCGCCCCCTTCCAGCCTGTAGAACGCACCCTCGTACTCGGCCTCTGGATCGCGGGCGATCTTTGGGCCCTTCGCCGCCTTGGCCTGGGTCTCCTGCATTTGCAAACGCGATTTCTCGGAGAAATTGTGGCAAATCAAGCCACTTTTGCCGGTGATTCCCAGATGCAGCTCCCGAATTCTCGGGGCCGCTATGATAATATTCGTCACTTTTTTACCTCCGCGTTGGGGCGCTGTTTTCAACAGGCATTTCCAGCACTGCGCCATTGGCGCTGGGAATGCGTCGTATCGATGTTGCGCGAGGATAATCGTCGCGCACTTCGTCTACGCTTTCGTACTCGACTTGGTCGATGGTTTCCCCGTACCCATCGCACCACTCGCATGGGTTGGCGCGAAAGGAATCCACTGACGTGCGGCGCTCGATAATTCCCTCGCCATCACATTCGTCGCAGTGATTGGTGACCTTAAAGTCAGCCATTCGGCTCCCCATTCGACTCGGCACAGGTTCTGACTTCCAGCCAGTCCCGAAGCCGCTCAACGATATGCCGCTGAATGGCCCTGTTGCTGACGGCGCGGCGATTTAGCGTCGCCATCAGGTCATCCCCGAGAGATTCCGCGACGCCGTCGTCATCGATTTCTCGATAATCGGCCTTCTGCTGGGCGTCGGTTGGAAAGTGAATCGCTCCGGTGAGGTCCATATGCGGTGACATGGACGACAGCGTCGGATCTTCTCTGATCGCGTCGTCCATGGTCCTCTCCAGAAGAGTGAGCCGTCTGCTTAGCGGGAATCCGATTCCAGATGTCTGCCCGTCCTGTTTTCTCATTTTGTTCTCCATCACAACACGAACATAGCGATAGCGCCAAGCCCAAGAATGACCAAGAATCCCAGTACGTTGGCCGCGTGGCGGCGCTTTGCTGGGCCGGGAATCAGCGAAACGAATAGCAGGCGCTGAAGTCGAGTTCCTGTGATCGGGTCATATTTCGTCATCCTGCCCCTCCCCCCTAGTTGTTGCGCCTAATCACGTACGGCGCGGCGTTAGCCCCGCACCACGATTCTGAATACGCTCGTCCGTCGCGATCAATCGACGGGTGCGCGAACATCACCGCATCGAGCGATGCGCTGCATAACTCACAGATCACCTCCGAATAATGGTCGCCGTCCTCGCTGGTGCTGTAGATCATGATCGGACTGTGGATGTCGTCACCGACAGGTCTGGTGTAGTCGACGAACCGTCGTAGATTTTTCATCGCTGCCCCCTCGCCGGCAGGAGGTATCGCGCGACAGCGTTCAGCTTGTCGGCGAGATTGGGATTGATGCCGTGATCGCGTCGGGACGCTTTGAACGCGTCCAGGCGACTCTTTTCGATAGTGATGATTTTCATAGCCTCAAGCCTCTTGTTTGGTTTCGCCTATCGACCCATAGCGGCCGTGGATACGCTGGGATCGTTCCCAGCGCATACCGAGTCGCTAGTCGTCGTAGTCAGGCGACCACTCGTCAGCGTCCTGATGTGCCTGACAGGAGCAGGCGAAGGGTCCAGATGGCTCGCCATCTAAAAGACAACCAGGGAATCCCGCTGCCCAATACCAACCAGCCGGTTCCGGCTTACGCCAGTCGTCTAGTGGCATGGTGTCGGTGAACCCATCCATTCCATCGCGTTCAACCATGTGATCGCCATCGTGCCAGAAGACCTCGAACGACCCGAAGGGTTCCTGAGTTTCTGGCGAATGGAATTGGTGATATCCAGCGTGCGAGTCGTAAACTCGCGCTTCTTCGATTCTTACTGTTCCGATTTTCATAGCCCTAGCCTCACTGATTAGCCTCGAATGACTGCGATCATACGGCATAAAAAAGCGTCGTCAAGTCTTTATTCGCGTTGACGTGGTCGCGTGTGGCGCGTATATAACAAGTGACTAACAAAGGAGGCTAATCAAATGAACCCGAACAGCGAAATTACCTACGCCCAGATGTGGAATTTGACTTGTCGCTACAGCCTCGCTCAGGCGAGCGAAGATGGATGGGCTGACGAATGGCGCGAAGCCGACTACCACACAGACAGGGCCGACGAAAGCGAGAAATATGTGGCCGGAGAGACGCGCCGCCACGTACGCGAAAATGATGTGGTTACCGAGGCGAGCGCCGACCTCAAGAGAATGGTAGCGAGGCTAATCAAATGAATCGTGAATCTTACATTAACGCACTAGCGACTGAGTTGCGCCCGCTGTTTCATAGCAGCGGCGCGACCTATCCAGAGAGAGTCCGTTATACTTGCGGTTGGCCCAGTAAAGGCGCTGGCTCGCGTCGTAAGGCGCTTGGCCAATGTTTCGACCCGTCCGCGTCGAAAGATAATCATTACGAGATATCTATCTCGCCTGCTGTCGATGATCCGATGGATGTTGCGCACGTGCTAGCGCATGAATTAGTCCACGCCTGCGTAGGATTAGAGGCTGGCCACAAGGCCCCATTCCGCAAGCTCGCGCTGGCTATCGGACTCGAAGGCAAAATGACCGCAACGACACCGAGCGAGTCGTTTAAACGATTCGTGCAACCGATTCTTGATCGCCTAGGCGAATATCCCCACGCTGAGCTTGATTATTCCAGCGTCAAGAAACAAGGGACTCGCATGATTAAAGCCGAGTGCTGGCATTGCCGGGATGAAAGCGAGAACGGCAAAGGCTACACAGTCCGCTTGTCCGCGAAATGGCTAGAAGCCGGTGGTCCCCCAATTTGTCCTATCCACCGACACGTTATGGATATTTAAACTAGGAGTCACCATAATGAACAACCAAGAATCGCTTATCGCGGAGTTAGACGAATTTATGACGCGCCACGGGATCGCCGACTCGACATTCGGAATACGTTGCCTGAATGACAGTCATCTTCTGGAGCGGATTCGGGACGGCCGGCCGATCAGGCGATCTACGATCCTCAAAATCAGGAAGTACATGGCGCGCTACGAACTCGATAACGTCGCATGACGTGGCGGCTGCTGCGACCCATTTGGCGGCTGCCGGACGTCACGGCATCCCAGCGACTCGTTCTGCTAGCGCTGGCTAGTTTTACCGATCAACGCGGAGCGAACGCATACCCAAGTCAGGCGACGCTAGCGAGAATGTGTTGCTGTAGCCGTTCGACAATCAAGCGCGCCCTCGCGTCGCTAATCCGCCGCGGCTTGATATCGCCGCAGGGTAAAGGACGTAAGGGCACGATTCGCTATAGCGTGGTGCCGTCGCCAGTGACCTACGTTAAGGCCCACAGTGACCCACCCACTAGGCCCACAGTGACCTACAATCCTAGTAAAGTAAGACCTAGTAACTATCCTAGTGAGAAGGATTATGATTCTTTTAATTCGGATTCCGGTTGGTCTGGCGATTCTAAACCTCGCCGATTCCGGCGTACTCGCCAGGAACTGATAGACGAATACGAGCGGGAACGTGCGGCTGGTAGAGCGCTAATCGCTGGCGACCATCGACCCAAGGCGTAGCAAAGAAATCACCAGGGTGAGTTGTCCACAGGACCACCCTGGTGATTGGATTGATTTTGATTGGCGGTAACGTGCTGAGTCGAGAGTCGTGGAGAGTGGCGGAATCCCTTGGATGTGGGGCCGGGCATGAGCCCGGCTCTACGCTGAGCGCCTGAAAAAAGGTATCAGAGCACCCGGTTCCGAACCCGCTCATGCGTGGGTTGGCATGGGTTGACGTGGCTCTGCGTTTGTGCGAATGTTTGCGCGCCGGGCGCTGGGCGCCGGGCGCGCTTCGTTAATTAATCAATCAATCAGGAGGCTAATCAGATGACCAAGCGCGAATACATCGACACCATCGCTCGGCTCTATTACGTGGCGAACCTAGCCGATAGCGATAGCGAGGCTCGCGAGCCCTGGCTGAAGGGCCACGAAGGTTGGGTACATTGCCAAGCATTTGACAAAATCGTGCTGGACCTTGGGTTGGGCGAATATTGGGGAAATATTATCGAAGGCGACTACCCTGAAGAGTCTGGTGTCTAGTCCCCTCGCTCCGGGCGCGTCGCACAGCGCGGCGCGGCTCGGCTCGGACGCCGGGCGCTGGGCGCCGGGCGGCCGGGCGCTGGTCGCGAGGCCGGGTGTTTCCGACCCGGCGAGGGACGGTTGGCCCAGGCGGCGCGGCCGTCGGCTCAGTCTCGGCATGGGTCCCTGGCCCGGGTTCCGATCCGGCGACGCCGGGCCGGTTCGACGGCCGGGGTCGTCGTCGTTGGCGTATACGGGCCATATACCCACCCATCCCAGAACCCATCCCAGAACCCTCACCAGAACCCCCACCAAGACTGCTTAATGTTACATGGACCGCTAAACCCCTATTATCCGGTACAGGTATTGCCTCTGGACATATTTGTGGGCCTCGGGTTATTAAGTTTTGGTCATGGATGAGATAACGCCTATTGATTTGCCTGATTTGGTGGAAAATCCAAAAAAGGCACCCGGACCGAAGCGCCCGTATCACAAGCCCTCTGAGGTTACACGTAAGACGGTGATGGCTGCTGTCGGGATGGGGTTGGACCAGCCGTCGATTAGCAAGTTGCTGGACATTGCGCCCAAGACGCTGCGCAAGTTTTATCGTGAGGAATTGGACACGGGTGCCGCGCGGGCTAATTTTAGTGTGGCGAAGAGTCTCTACGGACGGGCCAGCGGTGGCAAGGATACGATTGCGAGTATCTTCTGGTTGAAGGCCCGCGCTGGCTGGCAGGATACGACCAAGACGGTGCATGAGGGGTTGCCCGAGAGTATTCGGGTGACGTTTGCGCTGGAGCCTCCGGTGGATAAGCAGGCCAAGATGATTGATGTGACGCCGGAGAAGGCAATCGAGAATTAGGGTTACTGGGTGGATATTGAGATTCCTTATACGCCCCGGCCCCAGCAGCTTGACCTGCACCGGAATGCCAAGAGGTTCAAGATTTGCGTGAGCCACCGTCGCTGGGGCAAGTCCGTCTACGCGGTGACGGAGCTATTGGCGAAGGCGTTGGAGATCAAGACCGAGCGGCATGATGGGCGGTTTATGTATCTCGCGCCGTATTATCGTCAGGCCAAGCAGGTTGCGTGGGATTATCTGGTTTATTATGCCCGCGATTTGCCCGGCACCAAGATTAATCAGTCCGAGCTACGGGTTGATTTGATCAATGGCAGCCGCATTCGTTTGGCCGGTGCCGGGGATGATCCCGATGCGTTGAGGGGAATTTATCTTGATGGCGTTGTATTGGATGAGTATGCCGATATGTCGCCTCGGGTATGGAGCGAGATTGTTCGTCCTGCGCTGGTGGATCGCCAGGGTTGGGCGATATTTATCGGCACGCCCAAGGGCCGCAATCATTTCTGGCGGCTTTATGAGAATGCCGCTGACGACAGCGAGTGGCACAGCGCCATGTACCGGGCCTCCGAGACGGATGTGATCGAGCCCAGCGAGCTTGACGCTGCCAAGCGCGAGATGGGGGATGATGAGTATCAACAGGAGTTTGAATGTTCTTGGACGGCAGCGATCAAGGGTAGTTATTACGGGGGATTAGTGGATGACGCGGACAAGGAAGGGCGTATTTGCCGGGTTGAGTATGATGAAGCGCTGCCCGTGCATGTTGCTTGGGATCTTGGCATCAGCGATTCGTGCGCTTTATGGTTTTTTCAAGTCACTATGGGCGAAGTGCGTGTCATTGATTACTACGAACACAACAACGTAGGACTTGAGCATTACGTCAAGGTGATGCAGGAGAAAGGTTACTGGTACGGCGACGACTGGCTGCCCCATGATGCCAAGGTCCGTGAGCTTGGCACCGGCAGAACCCGCGCCGAGACGCTTGTTAATATGGGCCGCAAGCCCAAGATCGTGCCCTCGCATAAGATCGCGGACGGGATTAACGCCGCCCGGTTGCTATTGCAGCATTGTTATTTCGATGAGCTAAATTGCGAGCAGGGCTTGAACGCGCTGCGCTCTTATCAGCGCGAATGGGACGATGTTAAGCGCGTATTTCGCAAGACGCCGCTACATAACTGGGCTTCTCATGCCTCTGATTCTTTCCGATATCTGGCGATTGCCTACCGTAATTTGAAGCCCAAAGAACCCGAAACGGACTGGCAAGAAGAAATGCTGAAAAAACCATGTCTTGACGACCTGTGGGAAATACATGATTTTGATGAGCGAAATCACACGGAGCCGCGCATCTGATGGCGATTGATTACGGCATGGACGATGGTTTTGATTTTGCCCCGGAAGACGCGGCCGAGATGGGCGGCGTGTTGATGGCCAAGGTAACGGTGAAAACCACCGAGACACCTGGGGACTACAGTGGCGTGGAAAAAGAACTGCCCGAAACCGTCGAAGAAATACCCATACCGCTGCCGGGTCCGGCACCGATGATGATGCCGGTCGCTCCGCCCGAAGATCTCGGCATGGGCATTCCTGCAATTCCGACCCCTGGGATGGCATTGCCGCAACCAATGCCCGCAGGAATGCCTATGGCTGGGATGCCTGGGATGCCCATGCCTGGAATGCCGCTAATGCCGGGACCGATGCCCGGACCGATGCCAGGACCGGGAATGGGAACTGGAATGGGCGCGCAAGCGGCCCAGCAAGTGATGCAGCAATTTGGGCAGGCGTGAGTTTTTGGGAAGAAAAAACGCTTGAAGAGCTATCCCCCCAGGAATGGGAGGATTTATGCGATGGATGCGGAAAGTGCTGTTTGATCAAGATCAGAAGCGATGAAACCGAAGAGGTATTTTATACCGATCTGGCCTGCCGTTTGCTCGATCACGAGACGATTCGCTGCACTGATTATCCAGATCGCCAGCAGCGAGTTCCGAACTGTGTCACATTATCGCCGGAATTCATCCGCAACTGTGACTGGCTTCCCGATACTTGCGCCTATATCAAGCGGGCGCGGGGCGAGAATCTCGAATGGTGGCACCCGCTGGTTTCTGGCAGCGCCGATACCGTGCATAGCGCCGGGATCTCGGTGCGTGGCAAGATAAGCGGAGCGAGTATTAACGATGTCTGACAAAGACGACACACGAGCCGAGCAGGAAAAACTCCTCGGCCCAGCGCGTTACTGGCAGAACGAGCTTGATCAGGCTGGCCAGTTCGAGCGCGATTGGCGCGAGCGCGGCATGCGCGTGGTCGAACGCTACCGCGACGAGCGTAGCAATAGCGGAGTCATCGGACCGCTCAGCAATCGCTTCAACATATTATGGGCCAATACCGAGACATTGAAGGGCGCGTTATTTGCCCGTATGGCTCAGCCCGATGTGCGGCGGCGCTTCCCAGATCCCAATCCGGCTGCGCGTCAGGTTGCGATTCTTCTTGAGCGCACGCTTTCTTACGATCTGGATATTTATGATTCAACGCGCCCGTTGATGGCAGCGCTGGAGGACTACCTACTGCCCGGACGCGGTGTGGTCTGGGTTGTATACGAGCCGATTATCGTCAAAGAAAAGATCAAGATCGAGATCCAAGACGACGATGTCGATATCGTTGAAGAAGAAGAAATTGAGCGGCTTGGCGACCAGCGATGCCGTCTTGAATACGTGCATTGGCAAGATTATCGGGAAAGTCCGAGCCGTCGCCCGGAAGATGTGACGTGGCGAGCGCGCCGCCATCTTTATACTCGCGACGATCTGGTTGGGCGCGGATTCAAGGACGCTTATGAGATTCCGCTGTCATGGATGCCAGATTCGGGACATAGCGAGGACTTCGATGAGATTTATAATCGTGCCGAAGTTTGGGAGATCTGGGACAAGGTAACTCGCAAGCGGTTGTTTATCGCTACCGGCTACAAGGAAGTGCTGGCTGAGGACGACGATCCCTACCAGTTGATCAATTTCTTCCCGACGCCGACGCCTTTGATTGCGGTGCGGACTAATAACACTTCCGTTCCGGTGCCAGAATTTACCCTTTATCAAGATCAAGCCGATGAACTGGACCGCGTAACCAGCCGCATTGCCTATTTGATCGAAGGATTGAAGCGGCGCGGGGTCTACGATTCATCGGTGCCTGAACTGGCGCATCTGGCGAACGCCGGGGACAACGATTTCGTTCCGTCGGATAATTTTGCATCGCTGGCTCAGAAAGGCGGGTTATCGGTCGTCTTCCAGACCGAGGATATTTCTCAGATTTCTGCCGTGCTTCAGGGTCTTTATACCCAACGCGCCCAGGTTCTTCAGATCATCTATGAAGTTACGGGCATCTCGGACATCATTCGCGGCGGCGGCACCAAGGCATCGGAATCAGCGACCGCGCAGCAACTCAAAGCGCAGTACGGATCGATGCGGCTGCGCTTGCGGCAGGACGCCATCCAAAAATACATCCGCGAGCTTTTTCGCATCAAGGCGGAATTGATCGCGGAGAATTACGAGCCGGATATCCTTCAGCGCATCACCGGGATGGAAGTAACCGACGAGATGCTGGAGATCATGCGAAGCGACAAGCTGCGCAGCTACCAGATCGATATCGAGACCGACAGTACCGTGTTTGCTGACGAAGAGGAGATGAAGCGAACGCGGGTAGAGTTTGCCAATACGATGGGTTCGTTTCTGGTTCAGGCTATCGAAGCCACCAAGGCCGCGCCGGAAATCACGCCGATTGCTTTCGAGATACTCAAATTTGTCACAGGTGCCTGGAAGATCGGGCGTAACTTCGAGGACGTGATCGGACAGACTGAAGCGCAGATCATGCAGCAGCTACAAGCAGCCCAGCAGCAACCGCCGCAGCCTTCCCCCGAGGAACGCATCCAGCAGCAGAAGATCGCCGCTGAACTGGAACG